CCACTTCAACCTTTTGAGTTGTCCAGTGTGAAGGATAGGTGAAGCAACTGGGTTACCATTAGGCATAGCCTGAACAATCTGGAACGCTCTGTTCAAGAAAGAAGGGCTACTAGGTTGAACATTTACAACTTCTTGTCCAGCTGCAATGTTTGTACCGTCCTTGATAATGGTGCCCTGCTGAGAAGTGCCAAATATAATAGTCTCATTAGTAGCATCTGTACCCTCATTTGCTGTAATTGCAGCAACATTCAGTGGAGATATAAGTCCCAACGCAGCAGTAGTACCGTCAAGATACCTTTGACCGTATGGGTCCCAGATACCTACCATGCAAGCAGCGTGGCCATCAGCGACCCCAGCTGTATGCACCAAAGAACCCCAAAGAGCGTGATCGGCGTTGGCCTGGATTCCGGCCATGTGATTCGAAATAAAAACTTGATTCATAATTGTTTGATTGAATCGTTAAACATTATTCACTCTCTAGGACTTCCCCAGATTGTGACTGATACCTTGGTGACTCGATTGTCTCCAAGATGCTTTTAACTGCCATCTCTATGACTTCGTCATGTGTGTGCTCTGGCAGTTCGGAGCCAATGCCTCTTGAATAACTCATGAGGGCTGGTCTCCGTAAATACTTTATAAAGATATCCTGTGGGATAAAACTAGAACTTGTGTACAAATCTACGAAGTTTTCCTGTATCGTATACAAAGGTGCCGAGTTTTTTGTTGTATTAAACGGATCATCTAGTATAGCGTACAAGTCATCGTGTTGAGAGTACTTACAAAGTGTTCTCTTTAGCTTCAGTGATGGGTTATCTTCTATGATCTCAGGGGTAACTTCTCTTATTACCTCATCTATCACGAATGGTCCTTGGTTGACGTTTATGTCAATTGTATCATCTGTAAGTGGATGCTTCCAACGTAGCACTGCGTATGCACCTACCGCACCAGGAATAGATACATCAGTCAGCTGAGTAAAAGCAGCTTCTCTCTTAAAGAATATCTCGTTGGCATCTGCTACAGGGGAGTCTGCTGTAATCGCAGGAGATGTCAAATCAGAAAACCCGTCGTTAGGTGACAGGCTTGGTGTTATCTCTTCTCCGTAAACTCCATTACGGATAGAGTCTATTGTAATTCCCCCGAGGTTAGACTTAACACTAGTTAAAACACCTGCAGCGTTGCTAACGCTGATGTCTACCAGAATGTAACCTCGTATAGGTTGGTTGATTGGTACTCTCAAGTAGTAGTACTCTTTTCTAAATGTTTCAAAGGGTACATTTCTATCGATATTGCATTCGTAGAACACCTTGGCTCTAACGTTAATCAGGTGCATGTAATCTGTGGGGAACTTTGCTCTGTAGGCAAATACGTCTCCCGAACTCTTAGATGTATACACAGCACCCATGTAACTAGGCAGGTTTTGGTAGTAATCTTCTACGAGATTACGCAGATCGTCCAATCGTTTCTGTGATTGCTCAAAACCACGGCGCTTTGGATTACTCAACGCAGAGTATCTCTGCTTGATAAATCTTCTCTGCGCCATGTTCAACTCATGGTCGATCTCTTCAGGTAAGAGATTGTCAACCTGGAAAGACCCAAGCTTTTGGACCCCCAGGTTGACCGCTATATGCATCTCTTGTATTGTCACTTTACTTCCTTAAGTTTTGCTCTAAGTGCATTTATCGCACCGGAGTTTTTCTTGTTCTTAAAATATACGATAGTATCAGCTATGTTCTCACCCAATGTTTCATCACCATGGATGTGCTGGTTTCCTATCTTACGTATGATATCCTTTTGTACCATTTCTGCAATCTCATCTCTGAGATCCAAATCCTTATCCAAGGCCGCTTTCAAGAATTTCTCTGGAGAACTTGTCTTCAACTCGTACAAGTTGTTTTCAATCTCCAAGTTAGAAAGCTTGTCTGGGTTAGTATCGCTAATCACCCGTAGCAACCTTTTCATTCTTGCAACATCCGATGATGCTTTGATAAATTCTTTGTCAGCGTCCTTAGAAACCTGAACCCTTTTGTTCTTCTTAAGAAGATCCTTTTGAGGATCATATATGTAGAATCTCTTTCCGGAGACCGACTCCATCTCAGACTTACTCTCAGCAACCTGCCGATGTTTCATACACCACTTGTATGTGATGTAATCTTCTGGGTTGACGGCCTTACCATCTTCAGTAGTAGTGATGTCAAGCTCCTTTCCTTCGAATGGGACTTTAACTCGCAAACTGGCCCAGTAATCTTTTTCCCTAGCAGGAAAGTCTGGATGATCATACGGTAGACCTATAATACGTGGTAGGTATTCTCTGGCCTCTTCTCCTTCCACTCCTTTGAGTGGTTGACGTCCTACAAATATAGAACCAATTGTGACGCGAGCTCCTACTCGGACCTCCTTTGGAAGGAAACTATTAATCTCCTTTCGTCTGACGTAAATTTTTCTCATGTTCTTTTAAAGTTTAGAAAGAATAACTAAGCTGTTCTTTTATAGTCAAAGAATAACTTAATGTTTGGTTTAGTAGTGTAGTGGTTGCAAACGGGGGGAAAGTTTACCAATCCCCCCTATGCAAACCAAACACAAATTACGATGCAGTGCAAGTCAAATCAAGCGAAGTATCGAATCTGCGGAGCAGGATACCAGCTGTCTTCAACATGTGCACAGAAGCACCGTCTATATCACTAGCGCGGGTGTCAGACCCTGTGAAGCCCTTAGGCACAACAGAACCGGCAACAGCCCAACGCAACATCTCACGACCCTTCTTATTGATCATCTGGAGGTTGTTCTCTCCGTCATAGGTAGACTGATCAACGAAGGTCATTCTGTACGACTCGAGAGGCAATCCAGTGTCAGGGTGCTTACGAGAAGCCTGAGCAACAGGACCATGGTCAAACAATGGAACCTTAACTACATTCACTGTATGACCATCAATGTGATCGTACGAGTTGAAGTAACCAGTAATACCAAGGCTACGTCCACTACCTGTGATGAACTTAGACTCTGCCGTGTTCAAGTAGTTTCTAGTTGACCCTGCGCTTGTAGACGACGTACCTGAGCTGTAGTAGTTACGCAAAGCCTTGTCAAACTCACGTGCACCACCAATACCTGTGAACAATGTCACCTGCTTATCAGTAGCGTCAGTCATTCCGTAGAACAAATCACCAATGACGTCCTCAATCTTCTGCTGTGTAAGCGTAGAGTAAGTGTCTTTGTTGATAATCTGCTCTAAAAGACCAGGTCCTATGATTACAGGCTGTCCATTCTCATCTTTCATGTAAGTATGTCCGTTTGCATCATAAGATTTTTGACCATACCAGTAGTACATCTCACACTCTTCCTTAAACTTCAACATGTGGCGATACTCTTCGTAGTCCATCCACAACTTGGTAGAAGAACCCTCCTTCAAGGGGAGCTCAAACTGAGCAACGTAGTCCTTAGCATTACCAGAGAACTGGTATGACTTACGGATAGTACCAATCTTAGATCTCACCAACCCGGGTGCACTCCAGTTAGAAGCGTTTCCACGTGAGAAGTCAATACCTACGTTAGCATAGAGCTGACCCCACATTGAACCTGGGGAAAGATCACCAGTAGTATCCGTAGCAGCCAAAGCAGCTTGATCTGGAGATACCAACTTCATTGTGTACTGGTATCCGCCAGACACTTGACGTGGCTCCTCCATGATACGTGCAAGAACACCGCTCTCAGAAACGAGTGTGTATGGGAATACAAACCAACGGTCTGGGAAAGTGATAGTGAACGTTGCACCACCTGCTCCTGTTCCACTAGCAGCTATAACCGGACGAACGTTTACCTCGTGAGTCTTCACTCGGTACTCGTATTCGAAACGATCGATAGATTTAGTGTTACCTACTCCCTCTGTCATAAAGGACAGTGGGAACTTCTTCTCTTCACGACCTGCGAGGTGCGTGATAATTGGAGAGAGCTCTTCGGGCTTCTCCATCAACGCATTGACCAACGAGTTCGTGTCAGTCATCTGCGAGTCATTGTAGTACGTCTTTAGTACATTAGTCAATGCCATGATTGTTTATTTTAAAAGTTAAATTGCTTGTTTAAAAAAGCGCGTTTATGTCCAGGTGATCTGGATCAAATGTTTTCTGTCTACGTTGAGCCTTACGCGCACTCTTCACTCGTTCTTCATTTGTCTGTATCCTAGATCTCAAGTTCTCTACACTCTTGGTACGAGCTTTCGTATCAATAATGTCTGAGAGATTGAATCCACTATACATCAAGTAGTCGATGGCGAGTTTAATGTCCATGTCCGCCTCAGAATAGTCTAAGTCTCTTTGAGTATTTCCTTGATCATCTACAGGTGCAGATATGTAATCAAAGAACTCTTGTTTATCGTTATCAGGTATGCGAATACCTGCAAATTCATTTCCTTCTTCTATGACTCCCGCGACTTCGTCC